CCCACACCCCCCGTGAACTTTTTAAACTCGGAACTCATTGAGATTTAATTAAACTCTGAAAAAATATAAAAATAAAAATTTACAACCCCTTGGTGTAACACATGTTATACTTCCCCACATGGCATATGAACCCCCTATTACCTTAACTGGTATTCCTCACTTCTTAATACCCCCTGACACTCCTGACTTCTTAACTGATTACAGTTGGAATACTATCCTTACTGGTCTAAGACAAGCTGAAACGCTAATGTCTATCGTTACTGATAGATTGGGTCGACCTGATGAGTACGGTAGGATACTAACTTGGATTCATAAAGATGTTGAGCGAGAAACTGCTTATTACAAGGCTCGTGAGATTGGCACGGACAAGCTGGTTGATGAGATGATTGATATTGCTGATGCGGTAGATAGTGTTGAAGACGTGGCTAGAAGTCAGTTGAGAATATCGACTCGTAAATGGGTAGCTGGTACGTTCAATAGGAAGAAGTTTGGAGATGTTAAACAGGTTGATACGACAGTAACTTTGGACATTAGTAAAGCGATGGAGGAGGCTCAGATTAGAGTGATAGAACACAATACCCCTAGGTTAATCATAGATGCTGAAGTAGATGGGTAAGATATTATCTAAAGGGCCATCGTCTAAAGAGCAAGAACTACTTTCTAAGATATTGGAGTTTAAGTACGACCCTGCTGGGTATATTTTATATGCGTTCCCGTGGGGTACTAAGAATACACCACTGGCTAACTTTAGTGGACCTAGGCAGTGGCAGCTTGATGTGTTTGAGAGTATTCGCAAGCATCTGATGGTTGATCTTGAGAAGTCTAAGATAGGGTTGCCTAGTACACCTGTGTATCTGGCAATATCGAGTGGACGTGGGATCGGTAAGTCGGCTATGCTGGCGATGCTCAACATGTGGGTAACGAGTTGTTGGCTGGGTAGTACCAGTATCATCACAGCTAACACGGAAGCTCAGTTACGTTCGAGAACGATGGCCGAGCTTGGTAAGTGGCACACGATGAGTATTAATAGGCATTGGTTCGAGAAGAGCAGTATGAGCTTACGGCCTAGTAAGTGGTTCGCAGAGGTGTTATCGGCACAGCTGAAGATGGACACGCAGTATTACTATGTTGAAGCTCAGTCGTGGTCAGAAGAGAATCCAGATGCGTTCGCGGGCGCTCACTCTCAGGTGGGGATGATGGTGTCGTTTGATGAAGCATCGGGAATACCTGATCCGATATGGCAAGTGACTGAAGGGTTTTTTACTGACCTAGCACCGCTAAGAATGTGGGTGAATATTTCTAACCCTAGACGTAACACAGGTAGATTCTTTGAGTGTTTCCACAGGGATGCTAACTTCTGGGAGACTAGATACGTAGATAGTAGAACAGTAGAAGGTGTTGATGGTACAGTGTATCAACGGATAGCGGATAAATATGGTGAAGACCATGACGTAACTCGGATCGAGGTGAAAGGTCAGTTTCCTAGAACAGGTAGTAATCAGTTTATTGGTAGAGATACAGTAGAGGATGCTACGACTCGTGAAGTAGAAGATGACAGTGGCGCACCACTGCTCATGGGTGTTGACGTTGCTCGGTTCGGAGATGATGAGAGTGTGATTAGGTTCAGACAAGGTAGAGATGCTAAGTCGATAAAACCTAAAGAGTTTAAAGGACTGGACACTATGGAGCTGAGTACCGAGGTAGCCGACCTGATAGATAAGTACAAACCACATGCTGTGTTCGTTGATGGTGGTGGTGTAGGCGGTGGTGTAGTCGACAGGTTGAAGCAGTTGGGTTACAGAGTGATAGAAGTACAATCGGGTGAAAAGGCTGCTGACAGTGATAAGTATCTGAACAAGCGTGCTGAGATGTGGGGTGAGATGAAGGAGTGGTTGACCTATGGCGTGATAGATAATGACCCTAGACTGGTAGAAGACCTCACAGGTCCTGAGTATGACATACACATGAGGGGTCAGATTAAGTTGGAGACTAAGGCGAATATGAAGAAGAGGGGGTTGTCCTCACCAGATCATGGTGATGCCCTAGGACTGACCTTCGCAGAGCCTGTGGGTAGAGTAGACATGAACCTCAATAAACGCAGAGCTAGGATGGCTAACAGAACAGCTGTATCGGATTATGACATATTCAGCACATAGTTGTGATAAACTAAGTTATAATCGCGAAAACTAAACAAGGAGAAAGATATGTCGTTTTTATTCGGAGGTGGCGGTTCAGCACCAGCACCTAAACCAATTCCAACAGTACAACATGAAGAAGTTAAAGCAGCGGGTGATGCAGCACGTAGACGCTCAAGAGCAGCTAGTGGTAGAGCATCAACAATGCTGACCTCTGGTGGACTAGGTGATCTTAAAACATCTGTGGTCAAGCTACTGGGTGCGTAGATAGATGGCTTGGAGAGATCAGTACACTAACTATGGCTCGTATGAGTCAGAGGTAGCGCGTGGTAAGATAGCAGGTGCTAGACCGTTCTATTCGTTCGGTGAGATAGATACGTCAGGTGCTGTAACTGATCACATGGTGTGGCCGATGGCTGGCACACCTGCTCTAACTGTACCTACGGGTATTCAGATGAACATTAGTTCCACAAGTGTTAATGATGCGTCAGCTGACACTGGGATACGCACAGTTAAGATTCATTACTTGGATACTTTATTAAACGAGCAGACTGAGGTTGTCACCATGAATGGTACAACCGCTGTTAATACGGTAGCAACAGACATTAGGTTTGTAAACAGTATGCACATCATGTCAGGTGGCACGTCTAAAGACGCGGACGGTGTTATTAGTTTAAAGAATAGTTCGATTACGTATTCGCAGATTTTAGTAGGTAAGAGACGTTGTAGCTCTAGTGTTAGAAGAGTACCTAGGGGTAAGAGACTGATGATTACATCGTTATATGGCGCTAGTTCATCAGGTACAGCCGCTGCGTCTGCTATAGTAAGATTAGTAACAACGGGTGTTAATGGTGATGATTTTACATCTGATTCTATAACATTTCCACACGCTGGTATTGCTGTTCAAGACACATCTGCTACAATGAACTTAACCATGCCCTTTCCTGTAGAGGAAGGTCAGGTTGTAGGATTAGAGGTAACAACTGATAAGAGTGCTATGGTGGATGCTGGATTTATGGGGTGGGTAGAGGATGTATAATTGACTGTAACAAAGTCGGACTTTGATCCTACGGTATTAGGTCAGTATGAAGATCCTCCAGCACTGCTACACTTTCAATGGGAAGGTAAGCGGTGCGGTAACTCTGTATTCAGGTATGTGTTGGCTGAGATAATAGAGCCTAACGAGATAAATGCTCGGACTAAGCGTACAGAAGATGAAGCTGGTATGACTGAAGAGGAACTTTGGGAAAGAACGATTAATAATTTAAGGGAAGAGTGATGGTAGATTTAGATCAGGTACTTCATAACTTTAACAATGTTAAAGGTAACAGAACCACTTGGGAAAGCCACTGGGAAGAGATTGCTGAAAGGGTATTACCTAGACAGACAGGATTCGTAGGCGACCAAGTAAAAGGTGAAAAGAAGACACAGAAAATCTTCGACTCTCGCCCACAGATAGCACTAGACAGATTCGCTGCGGTCATGGACTCAATGTTGACTCCAAGACAACAGAAGTGGCACAACTTGAAGACAACAGATGAGTCTTTGAACAAGGACCATGATGTTAAGGCTTACTTCTATGAAGTAAACAACATTCTACATTCAGCACGATACTCACCTAAAGCAAACTTCGCGTCACAGAACTTTGAGCGCTGGATCAGCATGGGTGCGTTTGGTACTGGTAGTCTATTTACTGACTTTGTTCCAGGTGTTGGTCTAAGATACCGTTGTGTTAATCTAAGAGATACTTACTTCCTAGAGAACCATCAGGGAATTATTGATACTGTTTACCGTGAGTTTAAGTTTACAGCTCGTCAAGCAGTTCAGCGATGGGGTACTGACATGATGCCTGAGCGTATTGTTAAGGCATTAGAAAACCCTAAACAGAACCAAGAGTTCACATTCATTCATGTGGTTGCACCCAGAGATGATTTCCAAAGAGGTCGCATGGATGCTAAAGGTATGCCTTACTCCTCATACTATATCTCAGTTCAAGATAAGCAACTAGTAGCACCTGAAGGTGGTTACGGTTCATTCCCATATTCTATTAGTCGATACGTGACTGCACCAGATGAAGTCTACGGACGCTCACCTGCAATGACAGCACTACCTGACATCAGGATGCTTAATGAGATGGCGAAGACAGATATTCGTGCAGCTCATAAACTAATTGATCCGCCACTACTATTACACGATGATGGTATGTTAGGCGGTGGTGCGATGACAATCAACATGACACCAGGTGGTCTAAACATGGGTGGCGTTAGTCGTGACGGTCGCGCACTGATTCAACCACTACAAACTGGTGCTAGAGTTGATATTGCTGAAGCTAAGATGGAGCAGCGTAGACAAAGTATTGATAACGCGTTCCTTGTAACATTGTTCCAAATCTTAGTTGACACACCTAGAATGACTGCTACTGAAGCTCTTATTAGAGCGCAAGAAAAAGGAATGTTGTTGACACCTACTATGGGTAGACAACAGTCTGAAGCACTAGGTCCTCAGATTGAACGTGAGTTAGAGTTGTTACAGTCGCATCAGATGTTACCACCTCTACCACCAGCACTAGAAGAAGCAGGTGGTGATTACGAGATTATCTATGATTCGCCAATGTCGCGTATGCAGAGAGCTGAAGAGCTTGTTGGTGTTCAGAGAACGATGGAGCTGTTAGCACCATTTGCTCAAATTGACCCGACTGTATTAGATGTGTTTGATAGAGATGCTCTTGCTAGAATGACTGCCGAAGTATCAGGTGTTCCAATGCCTATATTACGTAGTCCTGAAGATGTTGAAGGTATTAGAAAGCAACGTGAAGAAGCAGAACAGCAACAACAGATGGTAGAACAAGCAGGTCCTATGGCAGCTGCTATGAAAGATGCTGCTCAAGCTAATCAGATGTTGACACAACAATGAACTTAAACCCACTTACAATCCATAGACAGAGAGCGTATCAAAACACTTTCAATAACCACGAAGGTAAAAAAGTATTAGCTGATTTAAGACGTTTCTGTAGAGCGACAACACCTACAGCAGATGTTAATAATGAGCGAATTACTTATCTTTTAGAAGGTAGGCGAGAGGTGTGGTTGAGGATTCAAGCATATTTAAATTTAACAGAAGAAGACATATACAACCTGGTTGAGGAACACACCCCAATCAATGAATGATTTATAACAACGGAGTAAGATAATGGAAACAGGTACTGCCGCCCTATCGGGCGATAACGGTGCTAGCAATGCTAGTGCTAATGAAGGACAAGCATCAGCATGGAACGCTGGATTTGATGAAGACACTAACGCCTATGTAGATAACAAAGGGTGGGGTGGTGTTGAAGATGTGTTGAGTTCGTATAAGAACTTGGAGAAATTTCAAGGTGGTGCTAAGAACCTAATTGAAATGCCAGGTGTTGACGCATCGGACGATGATAGAAGTAGTTTCTTTAATAAACTAGGTCGACCTGAAACAGCAGACCAGTATTCTTCAGAGTTACCTGAAGGTGGTGATTCTGATTTCTTTAACTGGTTTAGAGATACCGCTCATGCTCAAGGCATGACTGATTCTCAAGCATCTGGTTTACTTACTGCTTATGAAGAGATGAATGCTTCACGTATGGAAGCATACGAGACTGGTCAGAGAGAAGCGTCCGAGAAAGCAATCGGTGATCTACAGAAAGAGTGGGGTCAGGGGTATGATGCTCAGATGGATATGGGTAAACGTGCTGTTGCTGCTCTAGGTTATGATGAACAATCATTGACGGACTTAGAAGGAAAGATGGGTACGTCTGAAATGTTAAAGTTATTTGCTAATCTTGGTTCTAAGATGGGCGAAGACTCTTTTGAAGATGGTTCTCGTGGTAGCAGTAACGGCTCATTCGGCCTTACTCCAGCAACAGCTCGTCAGCAGATGTCTGACTTAAAACTAGACAAATCATTCATGGGTGAATACTTAGGTGGTAATCCTGATGCTGTTTCTAAAATGAAGCGATTGATGGAAGCTGCTCATGGATAGCATTGAGGTTAGAATGCGTATTGTGGAGGCAGTGCTTCCACAAGCATCAAGAGTTGGCTTAATAGATTCGGAGATTATTGTAAAAACTTGCACAGTGTTGGAAAACTATGTGTTAAAATCCGAATTAAGTGGGAAGAAGTCGAACCCGCAACCTAAGAAGGTAACAACTAAGCCTCGTAGATGAGACAACTTAGAATGACCCGATTAGTTTAAGCCCTATCATTACGATGGACAAGCTACCTTAATATCGACTGAATTTTTTAATTTTAGGAGCTTGTTATGAGTTTTGAAGTAAATACTGCGTTTGTACAGCAATATTCAACTAATGTTGGTTTATTGTTGCAACAACGAGGAAGTAAGTTGCGCGAGTGCGTAACTATGGGTAGCTATACGGGTAAAGCCGCTAAAGCTGTTGAACAAATCGGTTCTGTTACTGCACAAAAGCGTACATCACGCCACAGTGACACACCATTAATCTCTACACCACATGATGCACGTTGGGTATTCCCAACTGACTACGAGTGGGCTGACTTAATTGACGATGCTGATAAATTACGCATGTTGATTGATCCAACTAGTCCGTATGCTCAGAACGGTGCATACGCTTTAGGTCGTGCTATGGATACAGACATCATTGATGCTGCTCTTGGTACATCTAAAACTGGTGAGAACGGTACTACTAGTACAGCGTTTGCATCTGCACAACAGATCGCAGCTGGTGCAGCTGGTCTTACTGTAGCTAAGCTACGTGAAGCTAAGAAGATTCTTCTTGCTAACGAAGTAGACGTTGAAAACGATCCTTTATACATTGCTGTAACTGCTAAGCAGTTAGACGATATGCTTGGTACTACACAAGTAACATCTGCTGATTACAACACAGTTAAAGCACTTGTACAAGGTCAAGTAGATACTTTCATGGGCTTCAAGTTCGTTCAAACTGAACTTCTTGGTGTTGATGGTTCTTCTGATCGTAGAGTTATCGCCTGGGCTAAGTCAGGTGTTCATTGTGGTGTATGGAACGACATTTCTGGTAAAGTTACAGAACGTGCCGACAAGTCATACTCAAATCAAGTGTACGTTAAAGGTACATTCGGTGCTACAAGAACTGAAGAAGGCAAGGTTGTTGAAATCTTGTGTTCTGAATAATAGGAGAATATTATGTCTAGTGTAAAAGGTACTAATATTACTGCGATGGACGCAACTCCATCGACAAAGGTTAAATCTGCTCAAGTGCATGGTCGCATGAGAGTAGCATTTGATACATACGAGGCTTCATCTTTGGTAGCTGGTAGTGACATCACTGTTGCTCGTCTACCTAAGGGTGCAACTGTATATGACGTTGTTATTATTCATGATGCGCTGGGTGCTTCATCTACTTTGAAAGTAGGTGACGCTTCTGACGATGATCGTTACATTACTGCTACAGCATCAACTGCTGCTAACGGTAAGATCATCATGAGTGAAGACGGTGTTATTGGTGGTTTCGGTTATGAGAATACTGCTCAAACAGATGTGATTATCACAACTGCGGGTGCAACTATCTCAGGTACTATCAAATCAGCAGTTTACTACACAGTAGACTAAGCTAACCGAAAGGGGTGAGACACCCCTTTCCCAAATTATGAGGTAAGTACATGTCATCAGTAGTAGATATTTGTAATAGAGCGCTTGACAAGTTAGGTCATGGCGCAATCACAAGTCTAACAGACGGTACAAAAGCCTCAGCTCTATGTAACAGATCATGGGGTATTGTCCGCGACCAAGTGTTGCGTGACCACCCATGGAACTTTGCCGTAGTAAGAACAACTACTGCCCCAAGTACAACAACCCCTTCTTGGGGCTTCGCTTATCAACACCCTGTACCATCAGACTTATTACGTTTGATAGAGGTGCGTGATATGGGCGCTGGTGAATATCAGGTAGAGGGTAATAATATCCTAGCAAATGATGATGTTTTATATATCCGTTACATTGCTAGAATTACAGACCCTGTGAAGTTCGACTCTTTATTCGTTGATGCTGTTTCGTCAAGACTAGCTTACGAGCTATGTGAATCATTAACTCAGAGCAATACTAAGAGAAACATCTTATGGGAAGAATACGTGGATGGTTTAACTCGTGCTAAGAGAGCAGACGCTCAAGAAAACCCACCGATGGTTCTTGAAGAGGACGACTGGGTTAATGCGAGGTATTAAGAGTGCCTAAAGCATCACCGATACAAAATCAATTTAATGCTGGAGAGCTATCTCTACAACTCAAGGGTCGTACTGACATTGACAAGTATGTCAGCGGTTGTGAGACTTTAGAAAACTTTTTACCTCAAGTACACGGCCCTGTTAGGAAACGCCCAGGTTCAAGATTTGTAAAAGAAGTTAAAGATTCATCTAAGACAGTTAGATTATTGTCTTTTGAATACAGCACAGAACAAGCGTATATTTTAGAGTTTGGTGATCTGTATGTCAGATTCTATAAAGACGGTGGTAACATCACAAGCGGTGGTAGTCCTTACGAGATAGTAAGCCCTTATTCACACACTGAGGTGTTTCAACTGCAGTATGCACAATCAGCAGACGTTACTTACATCTCGCACCCCAACCACCCTCCTTACAAATTAGCTAGAACAGGTCATACTGCATGGACGCTAACGGAAGTAGATTTTGATTGGCCTGCTTTTAATGATGAGAATGCGACAACTACTACAATCACAGCATCCGCAGTTACTGGCACAGGTATTACATTAACCGCATCTTCTGCTACATTTGAGGCTACTCACGTAGGTTCTTATTTCAGAATCATTGAAACGATTGAGTCTAAGCACGATGAGTGGGAAACAGCTAAATCGTTAGTTATAGGTGATATTCGTAACTATGATGGTAAATTATATAAAGCTACTAGTAGCGCAACAACTGGTACTCGACCACCTATTCACACAGAAGGAAATGAGAGTGATGGTGGTGTAAGCTGGGACTTCATGCACGATGGTGCAGGATATGCTAAGATTACAGCGTACACCAGCAGCACTGTTGTAACAGCAACCGTTGTCAAAAGACTACCAGATAGTTCAACGGGTGGTTCTAAGAGATGGTCAGAAGGAGCATGGTCTTCTTACAGAGGTTATCCTAAGACTGTATCTTTCTATGAAGATAGATTATGGTTCGCAGGTAGTTCATCAAGACCTCAGACATTATGGGCTTCTACATCAGGTGATTATGAAAATCACAAATACGGTACAAACGATGACGATGCTCTAAACTACACGATCAACTCTCAAGAGGTGAATACTATTGAGTGGTTATTACCAGGTAAAGCATTATCTGTTGGTACATCAGGTAGTGAGTTTATTGTAAGCGCTTCTTCATTAGATGAGGCGATAACTCCAACCAACGTGAAGATTGTACCTCAGACTACTTACGGTAGCACTTCAATCAGACCTATTAGAATTGGTACAGCTACTGTATTTGTACAAAAAGCGTCTAGGAAAGTTAGAGAGTTTACTTTTAGTTATGATAATGACTCTTACGTAGCACCTAACTTAACATTGTTAGCCGAACACGTTACAGGCACTGGTGTTGTAGACATGGCGTACCAGCAAGAACCTTCTCAGATATTATGGTTTCCTTGTAGTTGTGGTACGTTAGTAGGCTTGACATATGATAGACCTAACGATGTAGTCGCTTGGCATAGACAGACACTATCAGGTAATGTTAAATCCGTAGCAACTATTCCACACTGGGATGCTGACCAAGACTCTACATGGTTAGTTGTAGAGCGTACAATCAACGGAAACACCGTTAAATATATTGAATATATTGAGAAATATCTAGCAGACAGTACAGCGTTCTTTGTAGATAGTGGACTGACTTATAACGGTGCGCCTGCTACAGTAATAAGCGGACTAGGTCATCTTGAAGGTGAGACAGTATCAATTTTGACAGATGGTTATGCTCACCCTAGTTTAGTAGTGACATCAGGTAGTATTACATTAGGTAAGGCTGCTTCTGTTGTTAGTATCGGACTACCTGTAGTATCAACATTAAAGACTATGCCACTTGAGGCAGGTGCTGCTGACGGTACTGCTCAAGGTAAGACAATGAGAATTACTAATGTTGTGGTGCGTTTCTTTGAGACAGGACCTCAAGTGTTCTACGGTGCTGATACAATAGACATGAATGAGTATCACATGAGAAAACCTGCCATGGCAATGGGCGCTCCTGTAGATTTATTCACTGGTGATACTGAACCTCTACCATGGCCTGAAGGTTATGAGGTGTCACCACAAGTCACACTACAACATAAACTACCACTGCCTTGTACGATTCTTGCGGTGATGCCACAGGTGCATACTTATGATCGTTAGAGATTGGGAAAAAGGTGATATTGATAACATGACTGTACAAGACAGCCAATTAGATATTTTAAGTCACATGGATGATTTAGACATCGAGCCTCTTGCTGAAATGGGCGTTGTGTGGACTATTGAACACAATAATGATGTATTATGTGTTTGTGGTTTATCACCACAGTGGACTAACCGAGCTGTTGCTTGGGCGGTATTATCTGAAACAGCAGGTAAGTATTTTATAAAGTTACACCGAATTATTAGAAAATTATTCAACAGTGTTGATTATCGTAGGATTGAAGCAACCGTTGATATTGATTTCAAACAAGGTCATCGTTGGATGAGAATGTTAGGATTTGAACCAGAGGGATATATGAAAGCATACACACCATCAGGTGATGATCAAATACTATACGCACGGGTGAGAGCATAATGGGTTGGGAAGCAGCACTAATAGGGTCTACATTATTTTCAGCAATGGGTCAAGCCAAGGCTGCTACTGCTCAAGCACAAGCTGCTGAATATAACGCTAGTCTTGCTAAGATGGAAGCTAGTGCTGAAGAAGCTAGACGTAGACGTGAATCTAGTAAGGTCATGGGTAAGATGCGAGCTGGTAGAGCTAAGTCAGGAGTTACTGCTGAAGGTACTCCACTCATGGTGTTATCTGAGTCTGCTGAGATGGCTGAACTAGATGCTCTTAATGCAAGATGGTCTGGTGAGACTCAATCAGAGGCATATAAACGAAAAGCAAGCTCCGCACGTAGTGCGATACCTTATACTGTAGGTGCAACATTACTAGGCGGATATTCCGCATACAAGAAAGGATAATAATGCCTAAGATTCAACCATACACTCAAAAATACGGAACACCTACTGCGGTGAGAGCTACGGGTGAGGAGTTCGGTGCGGCTACTGGTCGTGCGTTACAACAAGCTGGTCAGTTCGGTATGGGTGTTGCTGCGCAGATGCAGGAAAACAAGACTAATGAAGATAAACGTAAAGTTAAGAATGTTTATCTGAAAGCCCAGAAACAGATGCTGCTTGAGAGGGATGCGAATAGGTCAAATGTGAAATATTGGGATAATTATCCTACATGGGCGGAGGATAACTTTCACCAAATGTTTGATAAAGCGTTAGACGAGGAGGGTTTAGAGTTAAACGATGCCTCTAGAACATACTCAGATGATTTATTGCAAGAGGGGATGTTCTCAGTATTTAAAAACGAGTCTGTTTATGCAACGGCTCAGAAAATCAATATTCGTGTTAAGACTCATGTGGAAAATGGTGAGATAATGGCAAACTCCATCGCACTCGACCCCTCTCTTTTTGATGAATATTGGAAAGGTATTGATTCAGATATTGACTTGCAAGGCATACCTGCCGATAAGAGAAGTATTCTTGTGGCTGACAGAGAAGAACTATTACTAAATTCCAGAAACAACGCCTTCTTGACAAAAGCTGAATCAGCAGATGATGTTCTTGATGTTCTCGACACATTTAAAAAAGATGATTTGAATAAAAAACTGAGTCCTCAGCAATATCAGGCATTTATAAATAGAGCTGACACGTATGAAAAATCATATAGGAACAGAGAAAAAGCTGCATTGATAGCGTCAGTTGGTGATGAGCTTGTTAAACTGAATACGGGTGAGTTTGAGCGTACTATAACAGACGAGCAGATAATTAATGCTTACGGTGATGATACTGATGCAGCATTACGTAAGATCCGCCAGTTGGAGATAGCTGAAGAAGATGGTCAGTTGTTACAGACATTTGGTAAGATGTCTCTTGTTGAAAAACAATCAGAATTAAAGAAGCAAATTGCTGACATATTAACAGGAGATTATTCTGCACAAGAGGCACAACAATCTCAAAAACTCGTAAATTTAAATATTAAGTTAGAGGATCAGTTACATACTGATCCTGTTAAATACGTACATTCTTATTCCGAACCTGTTAATGAGGCTTATGAGCATTACTCGGTATTGGGTAGTACCGAAGGAGCTTCCCCTGATGACATAGCCGATGCTTACCAGTCGTATCTAGCGTTAAGTATGACTACTCAGAGTAGTTTCTTTGGTGCGAAAGATGGTGTTATTCATGACAATGTGCGACTATTATCAAAAGACGAAATCACATATTATGAGAATAAGTTTAGGTCTGTTGTTACTGGAGCTGGTGATACATCTGCTGAACTCAATAACTTGCAAAATAAAGCAGGTGTTTATTGGAAAGATGTTTATGCTGAACTAGCTACGAACCTTCCTGATGAGATATACACTGCCTCGGATATGTCACATAATCCACAAGCTGCTGCGAAGCTAATAGCCTTGTCAGGTACTAATGTTAATGACCTTATCTCAGAGTCGACCATGAGATCGTCTATTAGAATAAGCATCGAGGATGCTACACAAGATGTTAGGAAGGTACACTTTAGAGCAGATGATGGCGCTCAGTTGTATATAAAGAAGGTGAACAGTGCGATGAAGTTAGCGGGTGCTTACATGGGTGAGGGCATGAGTGAGCAAGATGCTGTAAACGTAGCTGTTAGGAATGTGACAGGTGGTTATGTTTATGGTGATTCTTTTGCGATACCTTCTGATAACCAAGATGTTAAATCACTAATACACAAATCAGATAGATTCATTAGTGATTTTTACAAAAAGACAGAAGATGGTGGATTTGCTGTACTCGATGGTATTAGTATTGACGCGCCTGATGATTTTAAAGAAAAACACCCTGATGTTGTGAGAAAGGCTGTTGCTGATAGAGGATACCTTGTTAATAACCCGAAAGACCCCAACTCTCTGCTATTGAAATACACTGTTGATGTGACTACAGGACATCAGACATTCGTAAGGTCAAACGGTAAAAATCTTGTAATAAGTTACGATGATATTTTGAATATTGTTACCCCTGTTCCATCAGTAGGTACTGAAAAGAAAAGAGATGTGGTTGCTGATCCTACCCCTGTCTCATCGGCAGGTACTAAGAAAGTAAGAGAAATAACTATTGACACTACTCCTGTTCCATCAGTAGGTACTAAAAAGAAGCGCAAGCGTGGTGGTAGTTAAAGATGGGTTTCTGGGGCAATCAGTTAGATACAGGACAAGTTAGATCAGGGTGGATGATACAAGAACCTTTCTCAACAGGTCTTGATGCTGTTAGTGACTACACTAAGTATACTAATCCTTACAATACATTCTTACGTGTAAATGAAAGAGAAAAGCTCGACTACACTCCTGATTCTTTAGAAGAGTTCGAGTTTAGAAGAAGTTTCAGAATGAGGTATGGTGGTGGTATAGATGCCGTACCAATGGACGACTTCAAACAAAAGAGAGACGACTTCATTACTCACGCCGATGCTCAGAAGATGGCGGAAGAAAGAGGACTTGATCCTAGTCGATTGCCTAAAGATGAGGAACATTCCGTAGAGTATTGGGATGATTTATTAGACGCTATAGACGTAAAGACTAAATTAGAAACCACTATATCAAGGGTTCAGCCATCAGCGTCATTCATGGCCGCGTCATTAGGTACTGGTATGGTAGCCTTCGCCCAAGACCCCATAAATGTAGCCACATTCTTTATCCCTGTCGTGGGTACTGGTGGGAAAGTAGCACAATTTGTAGCGAAAGGGAAAAGTTTGATCGGTAGAGTGGGTAGACGCGCAATAACTGGTTTTGCTGAAGGTGTTGCAGCATCTACTGCGGTAGAGCCTATTTATTACGGTCTTACAAGACAAGAAGATTTAGACTACGACATGAGTACCTCTTTAACGAATATTGCCATTGGTGGTTTATTCGGGTCAGCTGTAAATGTTATAGCTGGTCCAACTATGGAAAGAGCGTTCTTTGGTAAAGAAGTTGCTCGTATCTTAGACTCACTTGATGTTGATTTAACTAAAGCTATAACTAAACGAGCAGAGGACGGTAAGCCTCTTACATCATATAATCAGATACAAAGTTCTGAGTTACAGGGTGTTATGTCTCAAATCATAGCGAACTCGGATAGAGAAACTGTCGAGGTTGTAATGCGTGCCGCCATCAATCAACTGATGAAGGGTGAGAAAGTAGACATAATGGGTATTCTTTCAAAGAGTTCAGGTGTCCAGTCATTCGTTAGAACAATACGTGATACAGATACTGTATCTACTCTAAGTAAGATTATTGGTGAAGTTGCTGAGGACATTAATAGAACACTTGATGTTGATGGTGCTATAAGCAAATCGGAAAGGGTATCCATTGTTAATAAGATGGAAGGTGTTAAGAAAGAACTTGCTGAACTTGCTGAAATCAGAGAAGGTCTGAAAGCACAGAGTAAGTTAGAAGGCGGTGGTGTTAAACAACAGATGGAAGTTGTCAAAAAAGACAAAGTGTTCGCTGACGCTGAAAAGAAATTGCAGAAATCATTAGATGGTTTACTAGGAACACTTGATAACTCCAGAGCATCTAAGCAAGCTAAATCTGATATTAAGGATATGATTAAACGTATCCATAGTGGTGAGATGTTGGAAGACGCTATCACTGAAACAGACAATCTGTTGAAACTATTACATCATTTATCACCTAATGAGTCGAGCATTAGGGGTGCTTCTAACATTAATCGAAATTACAAAGGTGTTGATAAAGTTGTTAAAGAGACAGATGATCTTATTGAAAAACAACAAACGCAAGTAAACAAGGCCGATGATGCGTTCCTTGACGATGAGATAACTGAATTGGATATAATGGTTAAAGACGAGGTTGATGAAGCTGGTATGAATACAATGGGTAAAGATATGACCAAGATAGATGAAGCACAATCAAAGGTGATAAAAATCATTGATGACTTTAAAAAATGTAGGATGTCGTAATGCCAACTTTAAAACAATGTGTTAACAATGTCAAAAAGACAATCGATGATGTACTAGATGATGATTTGATCGGTGCTAGAGAAGAACTTAATTCCCTGACTAAGATGATAGATGAGGGAAAGATAGAAGATGAGAAAATCTACGAAGCTTTGGCAGAGTTAGTCGGTACTGTCAACACAATGGTGAAGTTCCAAAAACGAAATACAATGCTCAACACACTCGCGCAGGTGCGTATGTATCGGTACATGGAAGAAAACCATATTGATGCACCTTTGCGCGGTCTTGAGGGGCTGATTGCAGGTGTTCAGTCTGGGAAATATGGTACACGTAAGTCACTAGAACGTAGAATGGAATCTGTCAGAGGTAGATACCTTGGTGGTTTTTTGAGAGATTTGGAACAACATCCTGACTCCAATGCTCTGTTTTTAGACACGTCTCCTGAAATGGATAAGCAGATAAATAGAGCGTTGTATGACCACAGTGGTGGTGAGAACATATCTAAGAATTACCCAGAACCTATTGTAAAACTTGTGGAGTTGATGCACAAGTATAGTGAAATGGCACGACTTGAAGCTAACTCATCTGGTGCGATGATAGGTAAGTTAGACAACTACTCTGTTGCTCAAACACACGACCCAATAATGTTAATAAGAGGTCGTAAGAATAAACAAAAGGGTTTAGATGAACGTGAGGACTGGATTGCTTATATGAAACAAGCACTAGACCCAGAGCGTACGTTTGGTAAAGCAGACCCTGATGAGTTTCTAAACAAAGTATATAACAATATCATTACACGAGACCACAAGTCTGCGAGTGATACATCGCTAGATACTGCACAAATTAGCTTAACTGGTACTCGTAATATCGGCAGAGCTATGTCGAAAGAGAGAGTGCTTCATTTCAAGAGTGCTGACGACTGGTTCGATTATAACAACCAGTGGGGTAAGAAAACAGTAAAAGAAGCCTACATTTCAGGAATGATGAAGAAGACTAACGACATTGCAATGATGCAGATGTTAGGACCTAATCCTCGTAACAACCTGATTAAGATAACAGAAATGATTAAGAACAAGATTCCAGATGATCGTCCTGATGAGAAGATTGCATTGGGTACAGCGTGGAGTAGAGACGGAGAACTTACGAAATTACTTGATGTTGTTGATGGTACAGCTAACAGTATAGTACCAACTAAAAGAGGGGCGCAGATGGCATTTGTGAGCGCTGGTTATCGAGGTGTTGTCACTATGGCGATGCTTGGTAAGATGGTGCTTGCAATGATACCTGATCTTGCAGTGTTCTCTCAGAATGTAAAGAGTAATTCGAGTGGTGGCTACGCTGGTGGAATATCAAAAGCGTTTGGTGCATTGATTGAATCTGTTGGTGGTACACCCGAAGAGAAGATACGAGTTGCTAGAATGATGGGTATTTTCCAAGATTCTGTTATTCAAGGTGTTGGTGCGAGATTTGGTATAGACAGAGATTTCTCATCGGGTATGCAGAGAAGTGTCAATATGTTCATGAAACTCAACGGTGCTGCATGGTGGAACGACAATCTTAAAATGTCAGCAGTTATTATGTTCTCTAGTGAAGTGGGTGATGGTATCACTAAAGGTGCTAAGTATGCTGATTTAAATGCTGACTTGAAACGTGGTTTATTGCGTAATGGTATTGGTGAACATGAGTGGAAAGTAGTATCCAAGATGGAAACGATAGATTATAAAGGTGATAGACTAGGCGCTCCTGAAGGCATACATAACATATCAGACGATGTAATCAAATCATATCTAAAAAGCAAGGACCGACTGGTCAGTAAGCGATCAATTAATGAGGCACGTACTGAATTAGAAGATACACTTAGGTCATACTATGTAGACATGGCAGAATACTCAGTGGTTACACCAGATGCTAAAACAAGTAAGGTGATGTTCAAGACTGGCCAGCGCGGTACATTCATACGTGAGTTTGCCAATGTTGTAGGATTGTTTAAAACATTCGGTGTTTCGATAATGCAGAAGTCACTTGGTCAGGAGATATTTGGTAGAGGTTATGCTTACAACCCGAACATGGGTGTTACTAGGAATGCACTCAAAGCACTATCTGAAAACAGGAACGGTGAACTCGCTAACGTAACATCATTAATGGCAGGAATGTTTGCATTAGGCTACGGTTCAATATATTTAAAAGACATGGTTAGTGGTAAAGAGTCACCTGATTTAAATGACCCTAAAACCCACATGAGAGCATTGATACAAAGTGGTAGTTTGGGATTGTTAGGTGACTTTACTGTGAATCAAGTAATGAATAACAGATATGGTCACAATCCAGTTGCTAACATGATTGGTCCAGGTGGTGGAACAGTGAATGACGCTATCAATCTCACATCTGGTGCTTTTGAGTTACTTCAGACAGGCAAGAGTGACAAGATTAAGAAAGAGTTATGGAATACGGTTACTGGTCACACACCATATCAAAACCACTTCTTACTCAGACCTGTTATGGACTGGGCGTTATTGTACTCAGTACAGGAAGCACTTAACCCAGGTTATCTTCGCAGAATGGAAGGATTCGTTAAGAAGAAATCAGGGCAAGATTACTACGCACCGCCATCTGAAGGTGGTATTATAGGGGCAATGTTAAAATAGCATTAATATAGGAAATAACACATGACAATTAGTACAACAGATTCACGTAAAAATTACACAGGTAACGGATCAACTGTAGCGTTCAGTTTCCCTTATAAGTTTTTAGCAGACGCGGACTTATACGTGTATGTTGATGACGTGCTTCAAACACTAACCACTGATTATACTGTATCAGGTGCTGGGTCAGACTCGGGTGGTACAGTAACCTTCGTAACTGCCCCAGCGTCAGCAACACGAGTTACCCTTGTTAGAGCCACACCTCTTACACAAGAAGTGGACTATATATCAGGTGATTCTTTCCCTGCTGAAACTCATGAATCCGCATTGGATAAGAACGTCATGGGTCTACAAGATGCGAGAGAGTCTTTCTTAAACAGAACTGTGATGTTAGCAACGTCTGCTGAGGGGTCATTAACACCAATATCAGACACTATTGCTCAAAGAGCGTCTAAATACATCTCGTTCAACGCACTAGGTGATATTGTATTATCCACAGGTACTACTTCTACCATCGTACATGGTACAACAGGTGAGTCCTTGGCGGGTACTCAGACACCTTCTGCAGCACTTACTGTACTAGGACTAACTGCTACGGCCAGTGAGTTAAACATTATGGATGGTGTTACTGCTACAGCCAGTGAGTTAAACATTATGGATGGTGTTACTGCTACTACAGCAGAACTTAACATTATGGATGGTGTTACCTCGACAGCCGCAGAGTTGAACTTACTAGATGGTAAATCCTTCCTAGATGAAGACACAATGTCTTCTGACAGTGCTACTGCATTAGCCTCCCAACAATCTATCAAGGCTTATGTTGATACAGGTATTCCGAGAGTATCTCAAAGAGTATGTATATGGGAAGGCTCTAATGGTACAGTTGCAAACGGTATATTCAGCGCCCCAACTGTAGCTAGACAACAATACACAATGACACCTAGTTCACACTTTGGTCTAAGCTCTGGCACATTCTTAAAATTAGATATGGAATGGCAATGTGTTAATGCTGAGGATGGTATCGCAGTGGGAGATGTGCTACCTTTTGATAACACAATGCACGAAGGTGACCAGACTAGTTATCCTATTTGGTATGACAACGAGGGTGATTGTAGCAACTCAGCTATGAGAGTTATGTTTAGAGTAGGTGATTATGGTGGCGCTACTAATATATTTCATCTCTGGACACGCCCAGACGGCTCTAGTACAGATACCTGGTATCAGAAAGCCAACTTTGCACTATACGCAAGAGTTTATTACACAATTTAAAGGAGAAACAAATGAAAGCATTCAAACAAAAAATAGGCGCACAAGGTAACGCAACTAGTGCAATTAATATATCAGATACTTACTACACAGGTGAACTAGCAGCATCTACTAACCAGTCAGTGACTATCCCCACAAATGGCAATATCTGTGTATTCAGTGCTAATGGTGACTTCTATGTAAGATACGATGGAACGGCATCAACTGTACCTAGCGGTGCTATTGGTGCTGACTATGTTGATCTAAATCCAAGTGTTAGAGATGTGTCGGACTTAACTGAACTGAACATCATTGCACCATCAACGACTAAGATTACTTTAGCGTTCTATTCATAGGAGAGAGTAATGAGTTACAACAAAGGCAATTCAAGTAAGAACGTAACAGGTGCATCAGTAGTTGATGGAACTTTAGAGAACGCAGACTTTGCAGATAACGGATTATCTGGTGATAAGATTGATGGTGGTACTATCAGTAACTTCACCTCAACAGGTATTGATGATAACGCTACGTCAACAGCTATTACTATTGATGCTAGTGAGAATGTGTTGGTGGGTAAGACTGTAACCTCCTCAGATACGGCAGGTATGCTTATAGGCGCTAACGGTCGCTTCGATGCGATTCGTGATGGGGGTTATGTAGGCTACTTTAATCGCCTATCATCTGACGGTGACATTGCATTGTTCGCCAAAGACGGCACAACCGTTGGTAGTATTGGTAGTTCAACGTCTGGATTGTATATTCACTCAACATTTGGTACAGACTCTGGACTTGTATTCGGTGCTGAAAGAATTGTGTCATGCACAAGCACAGGTGATTTTGAAGATGGACTGGTTGACTTAGGTTATGGTCCTTCTGGACGTTTTAAAGATTTATACCTGTCGGGTAATGCTGATATTGAGGGCAACCTAGTAATAGGAACATCTGGCAAAGGTATTGACTTCTCAGCAGATGGTAACGCAGCAGGTATGACTTCTGAGGTCTTAGATGACTATGAGACTGGTACTTGGACTGCTACATTAAGAGGGAATTCAGCAGAGCCTGCTACTCTACTTACTGCGACTGGGACTCAAGCAGTTTATACAAAGATAGGAAACACAGTAACTATTAGGTTTCGTTTTAGCAATGCTAACACAACAGGTTATTCTGGGGGTATTGAAGTTCAAGGTATGCCATTTAGTGCGGCTAACTCTGAAGTACCATCAGTTATCTCTTACAATATGGCTTCTTGGACAGGACAACTAGGTTGTGAAGTTGTGGGTAATAAAATGGTATTTTTAGATGTAAGAACAAGTAATACTTGGATAGCTGCTAACCACTCTGCTGGTACTGGTAGATATTTATACGCATCAGTAACATTCAAAATTTAATTAACCTAAATGGATTTTAGGTCAGACATTTATAACAGCAAAGGAGAGTCAAAATGGCTTTAGTAAAGAAAACAGTAGTAGATAAAGTAGAAGGCTATATGAAAGATATAGTCGGCTTTGAAGGTCTATACGCCATAACAAAGGATGGAAAGGTTTGGAGTTATCCAAAAGAAGCACGTAATAATCTAAAAGGCAAGTGGTTATCTAATGACAAATCTAGCAGATATCACCAAGTTAGTCTTATGAAAGATGGTGTTAAATATAAACGAACCATCCATAAGCTTGTTGCTACCGCATTTTGTGAAGGTTTTGATGACTCATTACAGGTTAATCATATTGATGGAGATAAACTTAATAACAACGCTACAAATTTGGAGTGGATATCAGCATCAGAGAATAGACTACACTCTTGGAGAACTGGACTGCAAACAGCAACAGATGCTCACAAGGCTTCAGCAAGGAAACAAGGAATAGCTAGAAGGTTATTCTCAGATGTTCAAGTAAGAGAGATAAGAATATTACCTCACTTCGGCAAGACTCAAAGAAACATAGCCGCGATGTTTAATACATCACAAGCTGTAATTAATTATATTTTAACAGGTAAGACATACAAGGAGATAATGTAATGGCATTAATCAAGGTAACGGAATTGGACAAGACGGAAATTGTCGGCATACACAAGATGGTACAGTGTCGTGAAGCTACTTGGGTAGAAGATAACGGTGTAATGGTTGGTGGTAAGAACTTCCACAGACACGTAATCGCACCAGGTGATGACACAACAGGTG